ATGGAAGGCTTTATTGATAGGTATGGAATGCCTGTACTTGACACCCCACCGACTGAGGTGTTGGGCATAGACAATGAAATGATTTATCAGGGTGCTGTAGAGTATTGGGAGAACGAGGTTGAGTCAATGAAGAGTGACCCCGATGCACTAAACGAATACTACCGACAGTTTCCTAGAACTGAGTCGCACGCCTTTAGAGATGAGAGCAAGCAGTCGTTGTTTAACCTAACCAAGATATATCAGCAGATAGACTATAATGATGCTATGATATCTGCCCAATACGTAACGGTTGGTTCTTTTAGATGGAAGGATGGCGTAAAAGATACTAAGGTTATATTCAGCCCTGACAAGCGTGGAAGGTTTAGAATCACATGGGTTCCTAACGCAAACATGCAGAATAATGTTATAACGAAGAACAACACAAAGTATCCTGCTAACGAACACATAGGTGCGTTTGGTTGTGACTCGTATGATATCAGTGGTACTGTTGGAGGTAGAGGCTCGAACGGTGCGCTGCACGGTCTGACCAAGTTTAATATGGAGGAGGCTCCGAGCAACGAGTTCTTCTTAGAGTATGTGGCTCGACCACAGACAGCAGAGATATTCTTCGAGGATGTGCTTATGGCTTGTGTGTTTTATGGGATGCCTATACTTATAGAGAATAACAAGCCGAGGCTACTGTATCATTTCAAGAATAGGGGGTACAGAGGGTTTTGCACGAACAGACCCGACAAGGTGTTTACGAAGCTATCTAAGACCGAAAGAGAGTTAGGGGGTATACCGAACACATCAGAGGCTGTGAAGCAAGCTCATGCTGCAGCTATAGAGTCCTACATAGAAACGTATGTGGGTCTTAAATCAAACAGTGATGAGATGCACACAATGGCTTTTAATAGAACATTAGAGGATTGGGCTAAGTTTGATATAAACAATAGAACTAAGTATGATGCATCCATTAGCTCAGGATTAGCCATTATGGCGTGTCAAAAACACCTGTATCAGCCTCAAAAAAAGGAGTCAAGAATTATGATTAAATTTGCGAGGTATAGTAACAGTGGCAACACAAGTCAAATAATTACATGAAGGATGTAAAAATAAACATTACATCTGCGGGGTTTCCAAGTCAGTTTGTATCTGATGCCGAAAAAGCCACAGATGAATTTGGTCTGCAGATTGGGCAGGCGATTCAGTACGAATGGTTTAAAAGAGATGGAAACAGTTGTAGATACTACAACCAATTCAGAGAGTTCCATAGATTGAGACTGTATGCTCGAGGGGAGCAATCAATAAAAAAATATAAGAATGAGTTAGCTATAGATGGAGACCTTAGCTATTTGAATCTAGATTGGACACCCGTACCCATCATACCTAAGTTTGTAGATATTGTTGTAAACGGTATGTCCGACCGCTTGTTTAAAGTTAGTGCGTATGCTCAGGATGCAATGTCTCAGGCAAAGAGAACTAAGTATCAGGATATGATTGAGGGGCAGATGGCAGCCAAAGAAGTTCTTCAGATGGTTCAGGAAAAAGCAGGCGTTGACCCATTTGTAATGCCTGCCGAACAACTACCTCAAAATGACGAGGAGCTTTCACTGTATATGCAGCTTAACTATAAGCCTGCAATAGAAATAGCAGAGGAAGAAGCCATTAATACCATTCTTGAGGAGAATCACTATCTAGATTTAAGAAAGCGAATTGATTACGATATTGCAGTATTGGGAATTGGTGTCGCAAAGCATGAGTTTCTTCCCGGAGCAGGAGTTGAGGTAAAATATGTTGACCCTGCCAATATTGTATATAGCTACACAGAAGACCCACACTTTAAGGATTGTTTTTATTGGGGTGAGATTAAAACACTTCCTATTACAGAGTGTATGAAGATTGACCCTTCTCTAACTAAAGAGGACCTAGAGCAAATATCTAAGTATAGTCAGTCTTGGTACAACTACTACAACACAGCTCAGTTTTACGAGAACGATATATTTTATAGAGATACGGTAACCCTAATGTATTTTAATTATAAGACCACCAAGAAGATGGTCTATAAGAAAAAGATTATGGATACGGGTGGAACTAAGGTTATTGAGAAGGATGACCAATTCAATCCCCCTGTAGAGGTAATGGAAGAGGGTCGATTTGAAAAATTAGAAAAGACTATAGATGTTTGGTACGATGGCGTAATGGTTATGGGTACCAATATACTTTTAAAGTGGGAGTTGGCTCATAATATGGTTAGACCAAAATCTTCTAGTCAGCATGCACTACCTAACTATGTTGCTGTTGCACCAAGAATGTACAAGGGTGTTATCGAGTCTTTGGTAAGAAGAATGATTCCCTTTGCTGATTTAATTCAGATGACACACCTAAAGCTGCAGCAGGTTATCGCTCGTGTAGTCCCTGATGGTGTGTACATAGATGCGGATGGGCTTAACGAGGTTGACTTGGGTACGGGTGCAGCATACAATCCCGAGGATGCGTTAAGGCTATACTTCCAAACAGGTTCTGTTATTGGGAGGTCATATACACAGGACGGAGAGTTCAATAACGCTAGGGTTCCTATTACTCAGCTAAACTCTAACAGTGGAGCAGGTAAAACTCAAATGCTAATAACTAATTACAACCACTATCTAAATATGATTCGTACAGTTACGGGTCTTAATGAGGCAAGAGATGCAAGCACACCTGACCCTAGCTCATTGATAGGTCTTCAGAAGCTTGCTGCATTAAACTCTAATGTGGCTACACGACATATTCTTGATGGAAGCTTGTTTATATTCCGAAGTCTTGCGGAGGCTCTTACATACAGGGTTGCAGATATTTTAGAATATTCAGATTTCAAGGATGATTTTTCAAACAAAATAGGCAAGTACAACGTAAGTATTCTTAACGACATATCAGACTTATACATTTATGACTTTGGAATATTTATTGAAGTTGCTCCTGACGAAGAAGAAAAAGCGCAGCTTGAGCAAAACATTCAAATGGCATTATCTAAACAAGATATTAATCTTGAGGATGCTATTGACATTAGAGGGCTTAAGAATATTAAACTCGCTAATCAACTTCTCAAGCTAAAGCGTAAGCAAAAGCAAGACAGAGAAGAGCAAATGGAAATGCAGAAACAAGCTATGACTGCGCAGCAACAGATGCAGTCTCAGCAGATGGCGGCACAATTGTCTTTGCAGAAACAACAGCAAGAACTTCAGGGCAAGATGCAGCTTAAGCAAGCTGAGATAGCATTTGAGATTGAGAAGCTTAAGAACGAAGCCGAGCTAAAAAGAATGCTTATGGCTGAAGAGTTTAATTACAATCAACAGCTACGCAACATTTCCGAGAATGCTTTAGAACAAAGAGAGGCTCAAAGGGAATCCGCTAAATCTAAAAGGATTGACAAGCAAAACACTCAGCAATCCAAATTGATAAATCAAAGAAAGAATAATTTACCTCCACAGATATTTGAATCAAATGAAGATAGCTTAGACGGTTTTGATTTGGCGCAGTTTTCTCCTAGATAGTCTAAAAAAACAGACAATATTTTATTATTAACTTTGCAAAAATCTAATTAAATGGAAATTAAAGTAAGAGCCGTAGGCGATGTGGAACAAAAGTCCACACAAGAAGTAGAAAAAGAATTGCTTGACAAGCACGAGCAAGAAGTAAATAGTGTTGAAGAAACACCAACCGTTGCTGAAGAAACTACTGTTGAAGTAGAGCCCTCGGCAGAACAAACAACTCAATCCTCAGAGTTAAAAGAGGAAGACGTTCTTTCCTATATTAAAAATAGGTATGAAAAAGATTTTACATCGGTGGGAGAAATGTTTGAGGAGAAAGGCTCCAACGAAGAACTACCCGAGGATGTAAAAGCTTATTTCGAATACAAGCAAAAAACAGGCAGAGGAATGAATGACTATGTAAAACTTAGTCGTGATTTTGATGCTATGGATGATGACCAACTTTTATCTGAGTATCTATTAGCTTCAGGCGAGGCTACAGATGCAGAGGATGTGGAGTTCATGATGGATGATTTCTCATACGATGAAGATTTGGATGACGAAAAAGATATCAAGAAGTCTAAGTTGGCTAAAAAGAAAACTATTGTAAAAGCCAAGAAGTTTTTCAATGAGCAGAAAGAGATGTACAAAGAGCCCCTTGAGTCAAGCACGGCTTCAATCTCCGACCAACAACGAGAAGCTTTGGAATCTTACAATCAATATGTTGAACAGGCTAAGACTCAAGAGGAAGAGTTAAAGAGAAAGCGTGATTGGTTTTTGAAGAAAACTGACGATGTATTCAACCCGGAGTTCAAAGGTTTTGACTTCAAAGTGGGTGAGGATAAGACGCTAACTTTTTTACCAACCAAAGATGTCGATGAGCTGAAGAAAGTAAATTCTAATTCATCAAACTTTATAAATAAGTTTATCAATGAGTCAGGTTTACTTGAGGATGCAAATGGATATCACCGAGCCTTAGCCATCGCAAACAATCCTGAAAGGTTTGCCAAGTTCTTTTATGAGCAGGGTATGTCAGATGCGACTGAAGGTGTAGCACGTAAGATGAAAAATATTAATATGTCTGAACGTAATACTCCGCAAGTTGCTCGTAGCAAGGATGGTTTGCAAATTAGGTCTTTATCTGCGCCAAGCAGTAGAGGCTTAACTATTAAGAGTAAAAAGAATAAATAACTAAAAAAAGCTAGAAAATATGGCAGGAAGTTTTACAGGTTCCGGTTTTGACATACAGCCTTCAGCACAGCAGGTGCCGACGGCAACAAATTATATAACCGACTTCAACTTTTTAAATCAGTATCTACCTGATACTTATGAAAAGGAGTTTGAGCGATATGGTAACAGAACTATCAGTTCTTTTTTGAGACTAGTAGGTGCTGAGATGCCTTCAAACTCTGACCTCGTTAAGTGGGCGGAGCAGGGTCGTCTTCACGTTAAGTACACTCAGTGTGGTACAGCATCAGCAGCAGGAGCTCTCAATACAGCTTTCACAATTAACGATGCACCTGTTCCCGCAGGTACAGTAACAACAGGGGGAACTCCGTTTAGTGCTACCAATGGTATTGCATTACGAGAGGGTCAGACTGTTGTTGTTGTTCAGAACGATGGTTGAGGTGACAACAAGGGTGTTATCACAGATGTGAACTTAGCAACAAGTGTTGTAACAGTTGCCTTCTATGAGGCAGCAGGTCTTGTGACTGCAGGTACAGGAGCAGGAAACGCTGATGTTACAATCTTTGTTTATGGTTCTGAGTTCCGTAAAGGAACAATTGGAATGGATGGTTCTCTTGAGTCTGATGACTACATCTTTGAGAACTCTCCTATCATTATCAAGGACAAGTACCAAGTTAATGGTTCTGACATGGCTCAAATCGGATGGATTGAGGTTACAACTGAGAACGGT